CAATGCCATCAGTTGGAGCAGATGTAGCATATGCTACCAGCACTGGTCCTTCTGTTGGATACCCCATCAAGCCCTCGTTTGAGGAACTCGATGTTTCCGCTGATGTTGCCGCTCTAGTAGAAGGCACAGAACTCTCTGAAGAGTTCGCTGAGAAAGCAAAGACCATTTTTGAGGCTGCTGTCAAAGCGAAAATCTCTGAAGAGTATGACAGACTTGTAGAGCACTTTGCTGCTGAACTCGATAAGCAAGTAGCTGCTGCTAAGGCAGAGCTTTCCGAGGAAGTAGACGGCACAGTGAACTACGCTATCGGTCAATGGATGGAGCAAAACCAAGTTGCTATTGATCGTGGCATTAGAAATGAGATCACCGAAGACTTTATTGCAGGTCTGAAGGGTCTCTTTGAAGAGCACTACATCTCTATTCCCGACGAGAAAGTCGATGTTGTAGAGGGTATGGCTGAATCTATTCGTGAGATGGAAGAGCGCCTAGACGAACAGGTCAAGGCAAATGTGAAACTACAAAATCGTCTTAATGAGACTGCTAAACTCAACATTCTGAACACCGTTTCAGAAGGACTTGCAGATACTCAGAAAGAAAAACTCGCAGCTCTCGCAGAGGGTCTAGAGTTTGTTTCTGAAGAATCATTCTCCAAGAAAGTTACTACTATCAAGGAGAGTTACTTCAAAGAATCAATCGCTGCCCCCGCAGAGGTTGCTGATGAAACTCCAGTAGAAGGTTCTGAAGATGTAAACCCAGTAATGGCACAATATCTTCAGGCACTCAATCGCTGGAATTCCTGATAATTAATCCAACACTTTTTTCAATCGGAGCAAACTAATGTTTAACGCACAAGCTCTGACAGAAAAGTGGTCACCTGTTCTAGGTCATGAAGGCGCTGGCGCTATCAAGGACAACTATAGAAAGGCTGTTACCGCTGTTCTGTTAGAAAACACAGAAAGACAACTACGCGAAGAGCGTGGTATGATCAACGAGGCAAGCACTGTTGGTGCTATTAGCTCAACTGGTGGTCAAGCACTTGGTGGTTCAGGTCTTGAAACCAAGACTGGTGGACTTGCAGGTTTCGATCCTGTAATGATCTCCCTAATCCGTCGTGCTGCCCCCAACCTCGTAGCATATGACATCTGCGGCGTTCAGCCAATGAGCGGTCCTACTGGACTCATCTTCGCAATGAAGTCGCACTACAACAACAGAAGCGGTGCTGAGGCACTCTACAACGAGCCTGACACCAACTTCTCTGGTAACCAGCAAGGTCCTGCAGCATACAACGATCCCGTATCTCCTCTTGGCGATGGTGGCGTTACCGATGCTAACCCTGGTCTACTCAACGACGCAAGTGGCAACACCACCACGGAAGCTAACTACGAGCGTCAAGCAGGCAACATCCCCAGAGAAGACGCTGAGACCCTAGGTTCAGGCGCTGGTAATCTATTCAACGAAATGGATTTCAGCATCGAGAAGACTGCGGTTACTGCTAAGACCAGAGCACTCAGAGCTGAGTACACTCTAGAACTAGCACAAGACCTCAAGGCAATCCATGGTCTTGATGCTGAGCAGGAACTCGCTAATCTTCTTTCCAGCGAGATCCTTGCTGAAATTAACCGCGAAGTCGTTCGTACTGTCTACACCGTTGCTAAGCAAGGTGCTCAGAACAACGTTGCTAACGGTGGCGTATTTGACCTCGACGTTGACTCCAACGGTCGTTGGTCGGTTGAGAAGTTCAAGGGACTCATGTTCCAGATTGAGCGTGATGCTAACGCAATCGCTCAAGAGACTCGTAGAGGAAAGGGCAACTTCATCATCACTTCTGCTGATGTTGCTTCTGCTCTCGCTATGTCTGGCACCCTCGACTACTCTTCAGGTCTAAGCGGCGCTGGTGGTCCTTCCATCGGTGAAGTTGATGACACTGGTAACCTCCTAGTCGGCACCATGAACGGTCGCATCAAGGTCTACGTTGATCCTTATTCTGCAAACGTTGCTAACACCCACTACTACGTAGTTGGTTATAAGGGTTCTTCACCATATGACGCAGGTCTATTCTACTGCCCATATGTTCCTCTCCAGATGCTCCGCAGCATCGATCCAGAGACCTTCCAGCCTAAGATTGGCTTCAAGACCCGCTACGGCATGGTTGCGAACCCATTCGTTCTTAACGCTGGCACTCCAGATGCTGAGGCTCTTACCCACAATAAGAACCAGTATTACAGAAGAGTTCGTGTTGCGAACCTCATGTGATATAAATCTTCATATGAAGACACTAAGGGGACCTTCGGGTCCCCTTTTTTTGTAAATAGTATATAATGATTTGTAAAGTTATGGCAAGAGGTCGTATGAATAAAGTTGACATCCTCTCAAGGGTCTATAAAATGAAGACAGCACTTTACAACGGTCAACATCATGATAAGTCAGGTGAGTGGCACGACGGAGCACACGAAGCTCTAAACAAAGTGCTAGATGCTCTCAACGAATACAGTTCATGAACCAATCCTCATTAGTTCTATTACTATGTTTGTCGCCGTTAGCAGCGGTGTTCATTGTAATGAAACTTGCGTTGTGGTTAGCAGAAACTTCTGCCTTCAAAGCAGAGACTGATAAACTAAAGCGTATGCAACATGGACCATACGAAGTATGGGATGATGAAGAGGAGGATGACGAATGGATCTAGACAAACTTTATCAGGAAATTTTGAGAATGAAGAACGAAACGTTGATGGAAGAACCTTGTCCTTTATACGAACCAGAGTGGGAAGATGTCACAAATTCGCCAAAAGATTGGGAAGATTTTTGGTACAACGAAGACCGAACCTTCGATAACCAAAGAAGAAGTTCAGGAGATGATTGATGCAGCAATACGACAACACAACCGTAATGCTTCTATCATTAGTATGTGCGTTGGTTGGGTGGTTCTTGCTTTATTTGCTGAGGGACTTTTAAGACTTATTGGAGTGATACCTCCCATATTCCCATGGCTCAACATCACATTGTAGATTGGATAGGAGTTATTCTCCTATTTGGATTTGGGATAACAATGATAATCCAAGGACACTTCATTTTCCATGGTAAATATGGTTATAAGCATTCCGAGCGTGAGAAAAATCGTTCGGCTGATATTCGGAAACAACTGGAAGAAATCATCAATGCAAATGGACATTCTACAGAAGAGGATTAGGCAATTGGAAATCTCAGAGAAGATTGACGAAGCTCTATATGAATGGTATTCAGAGCAAGGTCGTGAAGTTCCGCAGTGGAAGAAACCAAAAGAAACATGGTGGAGAGAGTATCTTATTGATCTAGGTCTTGATCCAAACAACCCCTAAATACTAGGTAGCTTGGGAAGTTGACATGTCCGCTGAATGGTATAAGGAACAACCTAGAAATAGGAATTTCCTCAATCCAATTGGTTATCTCCTTAAACTAGAAAAGTTTGAAGGAGTGGATTTCTTTTGTCAAACAGCAAATGTCCCCGACGTTTCAATGCCAACCACAGAGGTAGCAAGTCCTTTTAGAAACTTGCCTATCATTCCTGGTGGTGGTGTAACGTTCGGGGATTTTTCTGTGCGTTTTATTGTGGATGAAGATCTAGTAAATTACAACAGCATTCATGCTTGGATACGTGACAATGGCAATGCAGATCAAATGGCAAGAGTAACACCAGAGGATGATATCTACACTAACGCTCAACTTCACATTGTTACTTCTCAATACAATCCAGCATTTATTGTAGAGTTTAGAAACATATTTCCTGTCTCTTTGTCTGGATTGCAGTTTGATGCTACAATGACAGATGTAGAATACATTACTGCAGAGGTGACATTCAAGCACCAACAGTTCTTCCTTCGTGATAAAAACTTACAACCTCTATGAATTTTGAAACTCTTCGTGATAAATTTGAAAACTTGAGAGAGCAATGGGCGGAAGATAGTGCCGTTGACTTTCAGTTCAAGAACAAACAGTATAGCACAGATTTGGGACAACTTGCGTTAGACATCCCTTTCCAACATAATAAATACTTAAACCATTACACTGACATTCAGCAGATCA